GATCTGGTGGTTTTCTGGCACACCGGATCCGAGCCTGCCACGCTGACCGGCTGCGTGTTCGGCGTGTGCGGCCTGGAAAACGGCGTCATGGGCTGGATCAAGACCAACAAGGACAAGGCGGCGGAGGCCGTCGGAACGAGCGGGAGCGGCACCCAGCCGCCCCCGGAGGAACCGCCCGCGGGCACCGGCGAACCACCGGACGCGGGCCTGTGAGGAGGTATAAACAAACATGACCGGAAACGAACTGCGCCGAAAGGTGGCGGACATTATCAACGCATGGGACGGAGCAACCAGAGGCAGCGCCAAGCACCTGGAGATCCTGAACATCTACAACAACCACAAGCCGCTGGCAAGAGGTTACCGCGTACAGGTGGGTGACGCCCATTGTGCCACCACGACCTCCGCGGCGTACATCAAGGCAGGGATCGCGGAGTACACCGGGACGGAGTGCGGCGTGGGAAAGTACGTCGAGATCGCCAAGAAAAAAGGGATCTGGACGGAGAACGACGCATACACCCCCAAGGTGGGCGACGCCTGCGTGTACGACTGGCAGGACGGGGCCAACTACGCCACCACCGACAACACCGGCGCACCGGATCACATTGGCATTGTCACCAAGGTGGGCGGCGGCACCTTTGTGGTCACAGAGGGAAACATGAACGGCGGCAAGGTGGGCAAGCGCACCATGAAAGTGAACGGGCGGTATATCCGCGGTTTCATTACCCCGGACTTTGACATGATCGCCCGGAAACTGGGCGGCACGTCCGGCGGGACGGCGGACAAGCCAACGAAACCGACGGCCCAGGCGGCGGGTACATACACCGTAAAGAGCGGCGACACCCTTTCCCGTATCGCCGCGAAGTACGGCACCACCGTGGCCAAACTGGTGGAGATCAACGGCATTAAAAACCAGAACCTGATCCGTGTGGGCCAGGTCCTCCGCCTGTCCGGCGGAGCCGTCAAGTACACCGTTGTGGCCGGGGACACCCTTTCCCGTATCGCCGCGAAGTACGGCACCACCGTGGCCAAGCTGGCAGCAGACAACGGGATCAAAAATCCGAACCTGATCCATGTGGGCCAGGTTATCACCATCAACAAATAATTTTGCCGGAGGTGCTGGAATGGTTATTATCAAGGCGCTGGCCTGGGCGCTTTCCCTGGCCGCTGTGGTCACCTGGCTGGTGGCCCTGGTACGCTGGGACGGTTCGATCCCCTGTGATCGGAGCCAATGCGAAAGCTGCCCATTTCCGCGGTGCCACGAAAATGGCCAGGACAGCACCGGGCAGGAATGAGAGGTAAAAATGGAACAGACTATTATCCGCCTGGCCATTGGCCTGGTTCTTTTGGTGGCTGTCAACGTCGTGCTGGGCAGCCTGAACGCCCTTTTTGACGGGACTTTCGACCGTATCAAATGCCGGAACGGCGTCATTAAGGGGATCATTATTGCCGCCTGTTTCGTCGCTTTCTATGTAGCGGGACGCCTGAACCCCGATATTGTGGCAATCGACATTGACGGCGAAACGGTCAACGTGGCAACAGCCGCCAACCTGGCCATGGTGACGGCCTATGTGCTGTATGCGAAAGACGTTTTTTCCAAGCTGTCCAAGCTGGTTTTGAGCAAAACGAGCGGGACGCCGGAGCAGACCGGCGGAACCACGCCGCCCGCATTGGAGGAACCGCAGCAGAATAAAAAAGGAACCCCGGCGCCGCCCTGGCGTCGGGGTTCTTCTGCGGGTCACCTGCTGGCAGGCATGGCCCGCATGACTGTTTTTCTGCTGTATTCATCGGTGAGGACTAACACCACACCGCGCCGCCCGTCAGCCAGCGGGACCGTGACCGCCTCCAGCGTAACCGCCGGGGAAACTTTCGCTTGCTTTTCCATTCTCATTTCCTCCCGTTGAATAGTTTACGGAACAGCCGTCGGAGCGGGACAAAAACCGCCACAAACACGGCCAGCAGGATCAAGTATTTCATGGTAAACCCTCCCTATTGACATTTTGATGGATTTCTTTTATATTTGGGGTGCGGAGGTTCGGGCCTCCGCACCCCTGGCCTTTACCAGTTCAGCAGTTTTTGAACCGCCAGAACGATAAGGCCGGAGATTGTGCCTGCCAGAATGTCAGCTGCTAACTGTTTTCTGGCCTGCGCCGTCGGTCTACGCCGACGGCGTTTTTTCTTTGCCATATCAACCACCCCCTTTCTGATTATTATTATATACTTGCGTAAGACAAAAAGCAAGACGGAATACTGCACAAATATACTTGCGTGAGTTTGTATATATTATATACTTGCGTAAGTTGAAATAATCTGATACAATACAGAAAAAGGAGGCGATCCCATGGAAAAGAAAACAGGGACGGCGGCGACCAAGGCAAAGAACAAGTATAACGCCGCGAATTATGAGCGTCTTTACCCGTTTGTGAAGAAAGGAAAAAAAGAGAGATACCAGAAAGCGGCGGAAGCTGCTGGGTTCAGCCTTAACGAGTTCATGGAAAAGGCTATGGACAGCCTGGCGGCGGAGATCCTGGGAGAATAAAAAGCATAAGCCCCCGACGCACACAGCGCCGGGGGCGTTTCGGCGTTTGCCCTCCAGAGTGTTCAATATTTTTCGGTGCTGATTATTAACACGGGTTCGTGGAAACCTATGTGTTAATATCAAGAAAACTGCTGAACATTACCACGCGCCTGGAGGGCTGCCCATGAAAGCGTATGATTTCCACGGGAAAAGAAATATATGCGGTGACCGGATCCGGGAGGCCCGCCTGCGGGCGCGGCTGTCACAGTCTGATCTCTGCCGGCGTCTGCAACTGGCTGGTGTCATTGTGGAGCGGGACGTGATAAGCAGGATCGAAAACGGCGGCAGGTTTGTGGCTGACTTTGAGGTGGTGGTGATCGCGGACGTTCTGGAGGTTTCCGTGGACTGGCTGCTGGGCAAAGAATAGGACGGCGTGGAGTGCTGTATGCACCGCGCCGTCCATATTTTTTTGAAAGTGAGGGCACGGGCATGAAAGGATATAAGCACCTGACGGAGTTTGACCGGAACAAGATCGCCAGAATGAGAAAAGAGGGCGCCACCATGCGCGAGATCGGCGCGGCCCTGCACGTCAGCGCCGCCACCGTCTGCCGCGAGATCAAACGCGGGACATACACCTACATGAACGCGGATTATATCGAAGTGACCGAGTACATACCGGAGCGGTCACAAGCCCGCTACCGGGCCAACATGGCGGCCAAGGGCGGCCCCCTGAAAATTGGAAGTGATCGCCGGTACGCCGAAACCCTGGAGGCGCTGATTGCTGACGACAATTACAGCCCGGAGGCAGCCCTGCATGAGATTGAGAACCACCCGGAAAAGTACGGCAGCTTTGAAACGCGGATCTGCCGCCAAACCCTTTATGCCTATATTGACAAGGGAGTTTTTCTCCGCCTGACCAATAAGGCGCTGCCGTTCAAGGGTTCCCGGCGGAAGAAGAAAACCAAGCACGTCCAGCGGGCGAAACAGCAGCCCAAGGGTGAGAGCATAGAAAAGCGCCCGCCGGAGATCGACGGGCGCCAGGAGTTCGGCCACTGGGAAATGGATCTGGTGGTTTCCTGCAGGGGCGGGCATAAGTGCCTCCTGGTGCTGACCGAGCGCGTCACCCGCATGGAGGTGATCCGCCTGATCCGCGATAAATCCGCGGCCAGCGTCGTCCGTGCGCTGGACACCATGGAACGGAAATGGGGCACCCGCTTCCCGCAGGTATTCCAATCTATTACCATGGACAACGGAAGCGAGTTTGCGGACTATATCGGGATCGAACGGTCCGTATATAAACGCTGTGAGAGCAAGCGCACCCGGACATATTACTGTCACCCATACTGCAGTAGTGAGCGAGGAAGCAACGAAAAACAAAACCAGATGATCCGGCGGAAGTTCCCCAAGGGAACAAACTTTGATAAGGTCACCCAAAAAGACGTGGAGGCGGTGGAAAGCTGGCTGAACAGATACCCCCGCCAACTGCTGGGCTGGGCCTCTGCCGGACAGCTGTTTGAGGGCTATTTGCAGACCGTCTAAAAATATTTTTTCGTTTTGTTACACTTTCCTATTGACATTTGCCTCCTTTTTCTGCCGCCGCCGCAAAATTCGGCAAAACAGTACAAGGCCCCGCCGGGAAAGAGCGGGACCTTGTCCAGGTCATCCAAGCATCCGCAGGAGGCCGGGGGACTCAGAGGGGCATTTGCCGCTCCAGCTCCCGGCGGAAGTCCGGGTGGGCGATGGCAATCAGCGCCCGGGCCCGCTCCACGGTGCTCTTGTATTTCAGATCCGCCACGCCGTACTCCGTCACCACATACTGGACGCAGGTGCGGGGGGTGGTCACCACGCTGCAGGGGGCCAGCTGCGGCACGATTTTGGAGTGGAGGACCCCCGCCTTGTCCCGGTAGCTGGACCGGAGGGCCAGGATGCTCTTTCCGCCCTTGGCGATGGGAAGAATGTGCCCCTTGCGCACAAAGAACACCACTTCCTCCAACTCCACCGGAATGTAGTGGTGGCCTGCGGGCAGTACGCCGGTTTCGATGCGGTTGCCTTCGCTGCACTTTACCCGTACCTGCAGCATCTCCTCCGGTAGGTAGACATAGCGGCCGCGGGCATTTTGCTCATATACCGGCGCAATCAGCAGGCTTTCGCCAATCATCACCTCATCCTCCACCCGGCGGGCAAAGTCATCGTCAGGGAAAGCAAAAGCCAGCGGCATACAGTACATGCC